CTAGTGGTAACGTCTTGACCTCTAACGGCACTACTTGGCAGTCAACGGCCCCTAGCACTGCCATCATTGGCTACACGTCAAGGCTCACCACCACGGCGTTTGCAGGCGGGATGCTGAATACTACAGCAACAACATCCTATGACATGGATGGCGATATTGAAATTGTCGTCGGCGCTAACTCTAGCGGAAATGTTGTTGCTGTAGCGCATAAAAACTCAACCGATGCGTTCGGTAGTCCACTGGTGGTAAGGGCAACAAATTGCGGGGTTGGAAACATAGTTGCCATCAAGCATACGTCCACGCAATTGCTTGTAGTGTCGTGTACAAGTTCAAGCACAGCGCTTGAAGCGGTTGTTGTGACGCTGAATGCTGGAACGCTTGCCCTGACGGCAAACACGGCGGCGACTGCTACGCTTTCGGGGAACATATCAAATTTTACAAATCGCAACGGCATTGTTGCAATTCCGTCACTGCCGAATAGTTTTGTTATCAATTACACAGTCGCTACACCAACAAGAGAGCTTCGCGCCATCTCAATAAGCGGCACAACTGTAACTATTGGCAGCGCGGCAACCCCCTCTGCCGATGCAGATATGGCAGTTGTGGCAACCGGCGACAAGATTATCGTGGCTTCAAGGTCAAACAGTTTAAGCTCAATTTATACAACGCCTTACACTGTAAGCGGGTCAACGCTAACTATAGGAACCGGCACAACAACAGCAAGCGTTTCAAGTCCGGGATTGATTAAATTCTTTCCTCTTGGAACAAGGTTTTGTTTGCTGTATCTAAATGGGGGAACGAATGTATTAGTTGGCGGTATCGTGACATTGACTGGCACAACAACCACAATTTCAACAGCCACGCTTATTTCGGCCACAAATCCTTACTCAGATTGTATTGTTGTCGGATCGTCCAAAGTTCTTGTTTTGAGTGCAACAAGCACCACGGGGCAGGGTGCGAACATTCTTACTGATTCATCAGGCACAGCGTCTGCGGGAACCGCGATTTCATCACTAGGGGATTCGTTCACCCAAAGAGCGTGTGCATATCTCTATGGAACAAATGTAATCGTTATTGAATGGGCATCCGGAACGCCCGGAAATTACAATATTTTTTCAGTCGATTGCAGCGGGAGTAGCCCATCAATAAATAAAACATTTGCCAGCGTTATAGGGGCTGTCAATTCTATGTTTGAAAGAAACGGTTCTGGATGGTTGTCGCTTGTGCGCCCACGCACAAACTTCTACGGCACCGGGTATGGGTATGCAATCAGAAATACAAATCTTGGTGGCGGCGCGTATGTAAGTTTAGAAACTAGAATTAACTCTTCAGGCGTTCAGTTTTATTCGCTCGTGACGCTATATGGGACAGGATCAGTCGGCAGAAATGACAGAGAAAACTGGGTTGCTACTGGCAATGAGCTAATCAAAATGGAGCTGCTGGCATGAAGACAATCGTAAGGCAGGCAGGCAACATCGGCCCATTTTCGGTCATTGAAACCCTAGATGATAGGCTTCGTTGCGATGGGACTGATTTCCAGTTTTCGATCCTTGGTGCATACACCATCAGCGATAACCCTAACGACGCGCCGCCACCCCCAGCACCAGAACCAGCCCCACAAGACCCCAAGTTGGTCGGCACTCTCATCGAGGGGGTTATGTGTTCGGCTACGCGAGACGATCAGAACGGACTGACGGCGGTTGCTATGGGAATCACGTTGGCAAGGGCATCCGGTACTACTTTCCCCGACACTGTGTTCAAGTTTGCTAATGGCAACTCCCTAGTCATTACTGACGCCAACTTTGATAGCATCTACGCGGTGTGGGTGCCGTTCCGTCAATCTTTCTTTAAGCCGTAAGGAGTAACCCGTGGAAATCGAAGAAGGCACCCTGCGGATGGTAATTCGCGAAGAGATGAAGTCGGTCTTGAAGGAGATCGGCCTACACGATGACCACGCCGGAAACGATGTCCGCGATCTACGCTCCCTGATTACTGATTGGCGTGAGCTGAAAAAAGCCATCTGGCAGACCGTGGCCCGTTGGGGCACGATGATCGTACTGGGCCTGCTGACGTTCGGCGCGTGGATGAAACTCAGCGGAAGCGACTCAGGAGCGGAGTAACGTGTTGTGCTTGATCCTGTCACCGCGTTTGCGACCGCTTCTGCGGCGTACAATTTTATCAAGCGGGCGGTCGAAGCCGGTCGGGAGATCGAAGACATTGGTGGGCAACTGGGTACTTGGTTCGGCGCGTGCGCTGATCTAAAGCAAGCAGAAGAGGAAAGCCGCGACCCGCCGCTTTTTAAGAAGTTGTTACACAAAGGGTCTGTTGAGCAGGAAGCTCTTGAGAACTTGATGCGGCGCAAGAAGATTGAACAGCAGGAGAAGGAGCTTCGCGAGTTGATTGTTTACCGATTCGGCGTTGATGTATATCGCGAGATGATGGAAGAGCGGCGGTCAATCAGGGAAAGCCGGGAAAGACTCCAAGCAAAACAACGCCGCAATCAGGCAAAGGCCGCGCAGAATCTGATAGCCGCTCTGATTGTTGTAGCAATACTGGCTGTTCCGATAGCGTTTGCAACATGGTTAATTGGGAGAAATGAATAATGCTAACTTTGTTATCCACAGTGATTTCATTCCTTGCCGGTGGGCTTCCGAAGTTATTGGACTTTTTCCAAGATCGCCAAGACAAGAAGCATGAATTGCTTTTGCTTCAGGCGGCGAAAGAGCGCGAACTCGAAATGGCGGAAAGAGGATACATTGCCCAGCAGCGTCTTGAAGAAATCAAAACTGAGCAGGTTGCAATCAAGGCCGCGATGTCTGAACGGTCGGCGTTGATGCAGCATGACATTGAGATTGGCAAAGGCGCGTCAACCTGGGTGATTAACCTTCGCGCTTTAGTCAGGCCGATGATCACCTATGGAATGTTCCTGCTTCTCTGCGCTGTCGATGGATTCGGGTTTTACTACGCCATTCAGACTGGCGTTGCGTTTCAAGACGCTATGGCGCTGTTGTGGGATGAGGAGACACAGATAATCTGGTCAAGCATTGTAGCTTTTCACTTCGGTAGCCAAGCGTTTAAGAAATGAAAGTTAGTGACGCTGCGGTTGACCTGATAAAGCATCACGAAGGTAAACGGAATTCGCCATACCGCTGTCCGGCGAATTTGTGGACGATTGGGTACGGTCACGTTTTGTATCCAGAGCAAGGGAAGCTAAAGCTCGAAGATCGCAAGAGCTATCCTTTGCGGCCTGAGCATGATAAGGATTGGAGTGACGATGGGATTGTTGCGATTCTGCGATCTGATCTTCAGCGTTTTGAGAGCGGCGTACTTAGACTGTGCCCTGGCTCTTCTGATAGCCAAGCACAGTTTGACGCTTTGGTTTCCTTCAGTTTCAACGTGGGTCTCGGAAATCTGCAATCATCTACTCTGCGGATGAAATTCAACCGAGGTGATATTGCAGGAGCCGCTGACGAATTCTTGAAGTGGAACAAAGCAGGCGGCCGAGTCCTGAAAGGACTTCAGAACCGCCGCCTCGAAGAGCGAGAGCTATTCCTCTCGTGATTTGCGGGGATTGATTACGAAGGCCATAGGGTCACGCTTGGCCTGTTTGCCATAAACGCTTTCCCCGTGAGCTAAAACAGTTACTTTGCCGCCGCTGGCAAAAAAATCTTTGATGTGTTGGTCAACATCTTTTGTCCATGGCGGCTTTTCTCTGACATAAGCGTCGGGCGGATTGAAATAGATATCGTCTTTGTTCATTTCTTCATCTCCAACTTTCTTTTTGCAATCGCCAGTCTTGCTGCCAGCAATTCGTCTTTCCCTTTCTTGTTGCAAGAAAGACAAACGTAACCCTCAGAATGGAATTTGCGCATCTGACCTTGGCTTTGGGTGCTTTCTATTCCGCAGTTCTTACAGGTCACTGTGACCTTTTGCTTGCTTGCCCGCCAGTAATCTCTTGATTTTGTCTGACGTATCAAGCCAAAAGGCAGCTCGCGTAAAGGCTTTATGTTATTTGTCATTCGTTTTTTTCCCTCAACTTTTGGTCAGCCCAGACTGCTCCTGCGTAGTGGTCGTGCGGGATCCCTTGCAAGTCTTTCGCTTCGAGTCCGACGAAGGGCTTGTAATTGAACCCGCTCAGAATGGCAGCAAGAGCTTCAGCGCGTTTCATTGAAGGCTGCCATGACATCACGCCAGGCGAGTCCTCGCGCAGCATTCCTGATTCAATCAGCGCGGTCAGAAGGTTCATTTTTGACCTCATGGCACAAAGCGTCGTGATGGCACGACACGCAGTAATGGTCTGCGGTAGGTTCGTATTTGTCACAAATCGGCCCAGGCTCACCGATCCATGAATCCGGGATACATTTACAGTCCATGATGTACCCTCACGCGTTCGAGGTCATGCCATCGTAGCCATGACCGAAACTTTGCCAAGACTTCCTCGCGTGTTCTGCCGAACCACACAAAGCGCTGGACTCCATCATCAGATGACAATGTCCACCAGTCAGGCTTGATCTGCTTGATGACCATGTTGTTCTCCATAAATTTTCAAAGCTGAAACAAACTGCTCGCCGCTCATTCCGAGCTTCGAGGCGATCATCTCAATCGTCGACCAACGGACATTGGCCGACCGGAAGTAGGCTTGAAGTCTTTGGCTTGAAATCCCAACCATACGGCAGAACTCCGTATTTTTGCGGTGATTGGCTTCAACGTACTTTTTCAACATTTGTCCTATGTGCATCAGTCTTTCCTCAGTTGGTTGGCGAGAGTCTGTATTCTATCAACGGTTTCTAATAATACTTCATGGAGCGCGGAAATATAGTTTTCGTCCCTCTCGACCCTGACCAGCAATGGCTTCATGTCTGGGTGATAGGAAAGGAAGTCGCACCATTCCCTCCCAGTCACCAAAAGCTGACCCTGCACCTGCGGGACGTACAGGCCCGGTAGCGCGTTTTCGACGAGGTACTCAACGTGGGTATGGGGTAGCGGACATTTGATCTCCAGCAGCCCCGTAGAGCCTACAAGGCCGTCTGGCGAGCAGCCGAAGCCGTCGTCGTGAAGACAGAAGCCGATTTCGTCGACGGGGTTAATCAGGCTGTAGTAATCGCGGGCTTCCGGTTCGAGTTCCGTTCCGCGAGCCATTGCGGCGTTGGGTTCTTCAAAGTCTGATTTCCCAGTAAGGATTTCGGCCACCAGTTTGTTTATGTAGCCGTCAGCTTGCGTTGACCGCTTGCCGGTTGGCGTGAGGAGCTTTCCGAACTGGGACGCGGTAGGTACGCCCAGTCGAGCGGCGTACCATTCCGGTGTTCTTTGGTCTGCGGTGATGATCCTCATTGCTTTGCCTTCTTTTCTAGCAACGCTTTGGCTTTGGCGAAGTCCGAGGACTTCATTTCGGCCAGCGAAGCGATCTTGAAGAAGCCGAGGAATGCTTCCAAGTTTATTCGGTCGCCCAAGGTTTCAATCAGCGCGACCAACTCTGCTACCTGGCCCTCGGTGACTGGTTGGATCTCAACGGCTGGAAGATCCTCTCCTGCGTAGATGTAGTGGCCCAGCCCGTACAGGGCGAGACATTTCACCAGGCACCGCATCATGCTTGTGTTGACCGAGAAAGAGTCCGGGTCAACTATCGACTTGTTGCGGTGATCCATCACGGGCAGCCACATCCTGCGGCTGCATTCACCGATGGTTACGGTGCAGAAAACCATCTGCGTTCCGTTTGGAAAGATCTGCGGGGGGTCGAAGCTGTATTGAGCATCAGGGTAATGCTCCATCAAGACGCCCCAAGCCCAGGCCCAGCTTAGGTAGCTGAGGCCGTTTTTCTTCTCGACATGGGCCGAGCAGTCAATCTTTGAAAGGGTCTGCCAAATCTGCTTGTACATGATTTTGTTCTCATTGAGTGCTGGATTGCACGGGCGCACCATAACCGATTGCGGGCAGGGTGTAAAGGAAAGAATTTCATGCGGCAAGAAAATATTTTACAAAAAGGCTTGCAGTAATAAAGCAAGCTATTTACAGTCCGTTCCGTAGTGAAAAGAAACCAACCAAGAAGGAAGTAGCATGATTGAAGCGCGTATTTCAGGCATCCCCTGCCTGATTGATGTAATCAACACGGGCTGGTCAACCCCAGCCATCACTCACCTATTGCCGGAGGACTGCCACCCGGCAGACGGCGAGTGCGCAGAGTACATTGTTTGCGACCGTCGAGGCCGCCCTGCACCTTGGCTTCAACGCAAAATGACAGACCGCGATTGCGAAACCATTGAACAACTAATCCAAGAGGAATACGCATGAACATCGAAGTGCGCAATGTGGTGAACATCAATCTGGGCGAATTGCTTTACAACGAAAAATCCGGCTATTACCACCGGACAATTCTGATTGAGACGCCAGAGGAGGTAGTAGTCATAAAGATTTACTCCAAGGACGGCGATGCCCTGAAGGTGGCAGTGTGATCTGCCGCTGCGGGGCGAACCCGGACGGGCTGTGCGGGGACTGCTGGCTGGCTCCCGAACAGACAGATAACCCAGCGAAACCCAGTGGGTTACCAGTGGGTTACCAGTGGCAACCCAGCGGGAATCCAACGGCAAGCCAGTTGCAGCTTCCCTTTGACTAAAAGGGGAGGTAATCTAGTGTTACCAGTGTCGAAAACTGGAAACAAAGAAGCACAGACGCTCCCCTTAAAGTGGCCTCTGTGCCGTTTCAACCATCCCCTGGTAGTGCTTCGCGGCATTCGACCAGAGGCCACCTTAAGTGGAGTGTCAATGCACTACTACACCTTTAACATTGGCGATTATTCTGCCCATACATCTCACCTCGACGAGATCGAGGACATTGCCTACCGGCGGATGTTGGACTACTGCTACCTAAACGAAATCTGGCTTCCGGAATCAGCCGAGGAAGTGTCTCGCCTCATTCGTATGCGAACGCATTGCGAACGCATTGCGGTCGTATTGCGTGAGTTTTGGTATCTGCATGAGGATGGTACTTGGCGACACCCTCGCATTGAGCGCGAATTGCAGAAATATTGGGAGAAGTGCAACAAAGCGGCAATGA